GGAACTTCCTAATTTTAGTCTTACTGAATGACTCATGTAGCTTCTTCCTTAGATACGCTACATCGTCCTTCTCTGGATCATCCATATCATCCGTGATGTTGAACCATGTGCCTCTACCGAAGGTGGCTTCTTCTACCTCTGCAACTGAAGACTCTACTGCCTGTTGAAGTGCAGGAGAAATGATCTTAGAACGCTCTGAAGCTCTAGTTACGTCAGCACCATCCCAGATACCCCGCCACAGACGATAGTATTCATCGTGCTTCATCCTGTAGTTGGCTTCGTAGTGATCACGCCAGTTATCACATTTAGTGATGACCCAATCGGATAAAGACTCATCTATCATAGAGACTTCTAGTTCGCCTTCATTATAATCTTTCATCTAATATCCTTAGTTTATACTGTCTTTAGCGGGAGTAACCTTATGTTATTCACTTCAGGCTCGGGGAACGTAAAGAGGCGTGTTGGTTGTTGTTCCCCCTTAATTATTTCATCCATTTCCTGAACACTCGCCATTAATCCATCGAACATATCAATACCCACTTACTGCATCTAGAGCAGTAAATTCATCGTACTCTTCAAAGTTACCTGCATAGACAACCTTAGCTAATTGGTCTATGTACGCAAGTGCATCAATCAAGTCATCGTGTGTTAAAGCATCAGGAAACTGGAACAACTCATCTAAGAACTGAGCGTTCCAATCTGCTTTCTTAACTGTTACTAGACCATGTTCAAAGCGCCCTTGCAGCGCCCACATGATCCTATCTGTCTTCTTCTGGTTACCGTGGGTTAGTTCTTCCACCCTAAAGAAGAAACTCTGTCTCTTCATCATATCCGTAAGGGGAGACATCACAGCCTGTTTAGCTATGCCCCTCTCAATTCCAACGCTGATTGGTTTGTAGTCCTTAACAGCCTGAAATATCTTCTTAGCTGTTTCTTCTAGCGTCCACCTCCCATAGATCATATTCTCTATGAACCAACCATCTTCATTCACAAAGACAACAGCAATGGCTGTATTGTCTAGACTAGACTTCTTAGTCTTCTTCTTTCCTACCTCTAAGAAACCAGCAGGGTCGATAGCTATGAAGTAATCTCCAGCCTGCTTAGGCTTCTCCTCTGAAAACTTAACCCAATCTTCCTTGAACATCTCTGAACCCATAGCCTCAAAGGATGCCATGAACTCTTGTCTAAAAGCATAGGATGACATAGACTTCTTAGCTGCATTTATTTCCTCTGGGTCTAGTAGAGGGTTATCGTAGCTAGTGAAGTGCCACCCAGCGTAAGACGGATCATCACCTAACGTAGCGTACTTATACAAGTCGTAGAAGTGGTTACGACCCATAGGAGTACCGATAAACAAAGCATGACCCTTTTGGTCAGCTAGTGCTGGTCTTAATATCTGTTCCCATACATCTGGTCTAATGTCTGCGTACTCATCTAAGACTAGAAAGGCTAAAGACACACCTCGCATAGTCTCTGGTCTATCTCCACCCTTAAGGCTTATGGTTGCTCCGTTAATTAGTTTTATTTGCAGGTTATTGATATGACTAGAAGCAATGACTGGACGACCTAACTCCATCAAGGTATCCCACATAATGTCTCTAGCTTGTCCTTGAGTAGGTGCTACATAGAAGACAGTACCTTTCTTAGTCTGTAGGGCATTAACTATCAACAGCCATGCTGCTAGTCTTGATTTACCTGTACGTCTACCAGCAGCTACTATCTTAAATCTAGCTGGGTCTTCCCAGACCTCAGTCTGCCACGGTAGTAACTTGACGTCTAAATCCACTAATAAGACCAAACAGCAGGGGTAGTAGCTCTAGTATCTACGTGTACAAAGGTCTTAGCTACACCTATACCAGTGAAACCCAACGCAATTGCATGTTTGACGATCAAGAACCTCTGTTCTGCATTCCTTACTCGTATATCAGCAGCTATTCCTGCTGTATGCTGACCTTTAGAACCTTCAGGCTTATTAACTTCTGCACTATGAGAAGGATCCCTATAGCCACTGGTAATTATGAATGGAAAACCACAGAGATCACGTAGGTTGTCTAATCTAGTGATGAATGCTGGGGATATCCTATTGGCGTTAGTCTCCTGACAGGCAAAGTCCTCTGTTTTGAAGTACCTATATTCTTTATTATTAGACATCCTCTACTTCTCCTTCAATAGTAGAACCACCAACAATAGTGGTTTCCCCACCTACACCAGTAATGGAGATAGAAACGCTATTACGACCACCACTGGCTTTATCCTTCTCAAAGTAACTGACTGGAAGCATACGATCCATAACTAACTTCCATGCTGCTGCTTGATTCTTATGGTCATCATCTAGAGCAGCATCAAATATTGACTCCAAAACCTTATTAGATTTAGGAGATGCTAACATTCTAGCTTTATATTCATTGATAATAGAAGCATCACCCTTAGGACGACCCATTACTGCCCTACTACCTCTAGTCTTACTCTTTACTTCTTGCTTAGGTGGCCTACCTTTCCTCTTAGGAACAGTAGGAATTAAATCTTCAGGAGTCATGTAGTTGCCTTATGTATAACTTAAGATTACTTGAGAGTAGTGGAGGAGTAGCTAAGGGAGTTGCTTATTTATTCTTTTCTTCCTCCTTAGCTTACGCTTATATTATACCATATTTTGACTAAGAAAGCAATAGCTAGCCCTTATTTATTTTTAAATAGGAGAATTTACTGTCTCCCATAAGGGGTGCAATTCTTAAATTAATCAAATAGTTGTCTACTAAAAGGGGCTGTGTCCTAATATGATCCCTTTAGTATACTTTAGTGCACTTTAGTGTGTACTTTTGTTTCATTTTAGTGCACTTTAGTGTTCCAATTTGGCCTTATTTTGTATATCGGAGGGTACCTTTAATAACCCAGACCGGCGGCCCCCTCCCCGGCCCAAAAATCACACCCCGTTCACTAAGTCAACCCCTAAACCCCCACCATCACTGGGCTGAATGTCTCCCTATAAGCCAGCGTGATAGTACTAAAGTTGGCATGGTTCTTGCTACTCGATTGATCCAGCGTTAACGATCGATTCTATCAATGGTACTAAAGTTGGCACGGATCTTGCATGAGGTAGAATGTAGTCATGTGTCTACATTAGTTGGCATGGTTATTGCATAGGTTCTAGAGTTGGCATAGATATTGCATAGGTACTAGAGTTGGCATGGTTATTGCATGTGAATTCAATAGTTGACAAGTGAGGGTCGAGTATGGTACTTGAGCGGACATCTGCTACTCTATGCTGGCACCATACCGTTCGTCGGGATACTGTAGACATCAAGCCAGCAATGTGCTATTCGCGCCCGCTCCTTATGCTATCGAATGTCGTGCCTAAATAAATAAATTAAAAAAGTGTTGCATTCTAGATTTAATGCTTTATAGTACCTACATCAACGCAACAGACGGGAGTATTACAGAGATGATAAAGTTATCTGCAACAGGCAAAATGCCATGTCGATCATGGTCACTTCAAGCCCTCACCACTTGTCCAGCATCAAAAGCAAAAGACGGCGGTTTAGTCGATGCGTGCGCGGGATGCTACGCCACGACTGGCAACTACAGATTCCCTAACGTAAAAGCGCCACGCCTATCAAACCAGCTAGACTGGAAGCGTGAAGAGTGGGCGACTGAAATGATAGCTGAACTCGACAACGATCGATATTTTCGATGGTTCGACAGTGGTGACTTGTACGATATTTTGCTGGCTCGTAAAGTGCTGGAAATCATGAAAGCCACGCCACACTGTACCCACTGGTTACCGACTAGAATGCACAAATTCCCTAAGTTTCAAGTTGTACTCGCTGAAATGGCGGCATTACCTAACGTAGTGATCCGCCTATCGTCTGATAGTGTCACAGGTGAGATTGTAGAGCCTATCGCTGGTGTTGATACCAGTAGCACTATCATCCCTACCAGTGACGATATAGCGCCCACAATGGCCTTGTGTGAAGCCTCAACCCGTGAAGGTAAGTGCGGCCCGTGTCGTCAGTGTTGGTCTAAAGACATCAAGGTTATCGCCTACCCTGCACATGGTGTAAGCATGAAAAAGGTTATCCGACTAATTCAACTATAAAAGAGAGGCATACGATGCAATACAAAAACCACACTCTAAAACCCATATACGATGGCGACTCGCTGATTCACTATAGGGATAGTGGGGGCGTACTACGCACTCGCAGACCTGCGTTTTTACACTGCGAGATCCATAGGGATAGCGACGGGGCGTTGTTAGGGTATGAATTTTCAGTGGCTAACGCTAAATTACGGGTTGACAATATCAACGGACAGGAGGTTTAGACTATGGATTATCAGCAGATTGAGAAGTATGCTAATTTTTATGGCTATTCAGACGTAGAGCCTTATGAGGTCGTGCGCGTAATTTCGCCCACCACTGTCGAAATCCGGCGTATGAATACTAAACTACTGAATGGTGGCGACTTGAAGTTTCACATTGGCGGGTTTAGTGCGAATTGCTCAAATGGTGACGTACAGGAGTATGCATACACTAGCAATACTAACGCCCCCATAGAGCGTATACGGTGGTCAAAAGCGAATAATCGATGGCAACAAGGCAGACACACGCATTTTTCAATGTCGGATAAACCCAGAAAATTCTACGACTACAATTTTTAGGTCTAAAACTAAAACAGGAGAATACG